GAGGAAGTTGCCGACCGCGCCGCCGATCTGCGCGCCGGTGCTGTTGAGCTTGACTCCGAGCGCCTTCGACACGCCGGCAACGACCGAGCCCGTCGCCGCACCCGCGAGCCCCTTGCCCGCATAGTTGCCGATCGACTGCCCGATCGTCTTTGCGCTGCTCGGGTTCGTGAAGAGGCCCGCGATCTTCTCGCCGACCTTCCCGATCCCCGCGACGATCGGATCGCGCTTGCCGGTGACGACGACGTCGCCGTTCGTGTCGGTCGTCGCGCCGCCGGGCGTCGGTGCCGCGCCGGGGTTCGCCACGCGCCCCGCCGCCGCCTCGGCCGCGTCGCCGAGCTTCCCGATCGAGACAGCCGCCTTGTTGACCGCAGCGCCCATCTTGTCGGACGCGTCGCGCACGACGGAGGTCCCGTTGACCTGATCCTCAAGGTCGCGGAACGCGTCGCCGAACAGGTCGTCGAAAATCTTGCGGCCCTGTAGCGTCTGGAACGCGTCGAGGAGCTTGCCCGGCGATCGGATGAGCTGCCCGAGGTCGCCGCGCACGAACGCTTGCGTCGCGTCCTCGACGAGCCCCTTCACGGACCCGAGCGCCTCGACGTATTTCGCGTTCTTCTGGCGGAGGACGTCCAGCTCGCGTTGCTCGGCGCGGAGCGCTTGCACCGTCGCGAGGATCGCCGCCTTCTGATCGTCCGTGAGCGGCCCCATGGTCGCTTGTAGCGATTGCACGGTCCGCAAGGCGTTCGCTTCGTCGACGCGCCCCTCGGTCAATAGCTGCTGGACCGCGAGGCCCTCTTGCTGCTGGCGGACGAACTCCTCGTATGGCCGCTGCAACCCGTCGCGGATCGACCCCTTCGCCGCGTTCGCGCTGGCGAGGAGCTTCTCGAACCCCTGCGGCTTGTTCTTGTTGAGGTCGAGGATGACCGCGTTGAGCTGGCGCACGGCGAGAGCCGCTCGGTCGGCGAGCGTTTTCGGCTTGTCGAAGCCTTCGGCGACGTCGCGGATCAGGCCGTCGCGGATGACGAACTTCGCCTGTTCCGCCTGATTAATCAGCTCGGCGAAGTTGGGGGGCTTCTTGCGGCCGAGGTCGTCGATCAGGTCGTCGAGCGCGCGGATTTGCTTGGCCGTCTTTTCAAGGACGCTGCCGTCCGGGTCGCTGCCGAACTGCCCGACGATATTCGCGATCTTGCTCTCGGCGTCGCGCCCGAACTCGTCGCGCGCGGCCGTCGACTTCGGCTTCCTCGGCTTCTTCGGTGCCTGATAGGGTTTGAGCGCCTCCGCGATCGGCCCGCCGTTGAGCGCCGAGATACTGTCGACCGCCGCCGCCTTGTCGAGCGCGATCGTCCCGATATCGTTGAACTCTTTCTTGACGTCGATCAGCGACCGCCCCGCCACCTTGCCGGCGCGAGCCATCCGATCAAGCTCAAGGTTCGCCGCCTTGAGCCCGGCGCTCATCTGCGCCGCGAAATTCGCCGAGTTGTCGGACGTCACGTCGGCGCTCGCGAACTTCACGAGCTGGGCGCGGATTTCCTCAACCGTCTTGCCCTGCGCGTCGTTGCGAACGGCGGCGTCGATCGAGCCCTCGATCGAGCGGCCCGCGCCGGTGCCGGTGATCGCGGATGGCGCGGCGATCTTGATCGGCTTCTTCGGCTGTAGCGCGTCCAGCTTCGATTGCGCGTCGAGGAGGCGTTGTTGCGCGAGGAGCTTGATTGATTCGACGAGAACGCCGTTTTGCGTTTTCATCTTCCCGGTGGTGAGGTCGATCACGCGCCCGAGGAGCGATTGCGCGGTCCCGTAGCTGTCGGCGGCGGTCGCGGCCTTGTCGAGCTTGTCGGCTTGTTCGTCGGCCGCCTTCGCCCCGTCGAACAGCTTCTCGACGAACGGCGCGGCGACGAGCGCGCCGACCGTGAGCGCGATGCCCCATGGCCCGGTGAGGAAGCGCCCGACCGCGCCGATCTTCCCGCCCATTTCCGAGGCGGCGAAACCCATCTGTCCAATCTGCGACGAGAACGCCCGGATCACGCCCCCGCCGAGCGAGACTTGCGTCGCGAAGTCGCCGACCTGTTGCCCGAGGTTCCGCGCGCCGAACGCGGCGCGGTTCTGCGCGGCGGCGTTGTCGTTGGCCGCCTTCGCCGCGTCACGCTGCGCCTTTGCGCCGGCCGCCACGCCCCCGGCGGCTGCGGTCGCGGCGGCGCGAACCTCGTTGAACTCTCGGGCGAGCTGATCCTCGGCGGTCCCGAGCGCGTTGGTCGCGGTCGCCGCCTCCGTCGCGGCGCGGCCGGCGTCCCGCTGCGCCTTCGCCGCGCTCTCCGTCGCCGACGACATATCACGCGCCGACCGGGCGCTGTCCCGCTGCGCCTTGTCGACGCTGTCGAGGCTGGTTTCGACCTGTGTCGCGGCGGCGGCGGCCGACGAGCCGTCGCCCCGGATAACCATCGAAAGGTCAAAATCGGCCATGCGCGCTTACCTCTTGCGCGCCCACCATTCGAGCGCCGCTTCCTCCATAACGCGGATATCGGCAAAAATCGCGGGTGTGATCTCGGTTCGGAGGAGGCGCGCGGACGCCTCAAGCTCGGACCGGATAATCCCGGTCCTCAACACGCCGCCCATCGCGAGCGTGATCCACCGCCATTCCGCGTCATAGAACAGCGCGAGGGGGGTGAGCATGTCCGGCCATACGGCGATGCGCTCGGCGCGCTCCTCCCGCTTGCCGAGATTGAACGCGGCCGGGTCGATCCCGAACCGCGCGCAATCCTTCTCGAACGGTGTCAGCTCGTCGGCGTCTCGGCCGCCGTCGTCGCGCCGGTTGCTTCGCCCGCTCGCCCACCGGCGGGCGAGCTTGCGGAGTTTCCCAACCGCGTCTCCGCCTGTCCCTGCCACGCCTTCATGTACGAGGTCCCGAGGGCGGTGACGAAATTCGGCCATGCGAGGAGGCGGCGGAGGTTCTCCTCGTTGAACTCGACCGTCCGCCCTCGCGCTTTCACCTTGCGCCATCCCTTGACGATCATCGTAACGGAGCGGTTCTCGGCTTGCCGGTCGACCGTGCCGGCGTTCTCGGCGTCGGCCTCAAGGAGCTGCATCCATTCCGCGAACTGCTCGCGGTCGAGAATTTCGACCTGTAGCTCGACCTCGTGCATGATCGCGACCGCGACCTCGTCGCCGTCCGGCTGGGATAGGCCGGGGAACTTGACGGGAATCCACACGAGGGGGCGGTCATAGAGGTCGAAGTCGGCCATTGCGGAAAGCTCCATAGAAAAGGCCGCCGATGGGTACTCCACCGGCGGCCCTTTACGCAATGCGCGTCGGTCACTTCGTCGTGAAGATGACCTCGTCGTTCCCGGCGCTGGACGGGATCGCGCCGACCGGGAAAGAGCCCATGAGCTTGCCGCCCTCCTCGGACAGCTCAACGTTGCCGTTGATCTGCAATTGAGCGTCGATCTGGACGATATTGCCGGTCGTCGTCCCCTGCACGCATTGCGCGGGGAGGATGGTCCCCGGCCGGATCGCTTGGAAATAGTCCTTTTGCGTGAGGTCGGGAATCTCCATCAACACGGTTCCCGACCATGCGCGGTTGCGCGCGTTGATGCGGTCCTTCGGGCCGATCAGCGACCGATATTGAAGGTCGACATTGGCGTTCATTTCCCACCGGCGAAGGCCCGGCGAGAACGCGCCGAGCGAAAACGTCGTGTTCTCGGTCGACGAAAGGACCGGGTCGACGTAGCCGGTGATTGCCGCCGCGCCCGGCACAACTTGCGACGCCAGCGCCGGGGGCGGCGCGCCGAGGAACGTGAACGTGAACAGCGGAAATTCGTCGTCCTCGATCTTGAACTGAAGGTTTGCCCGGCCGCCTTGGCTGATAAGCAAGAGGTCGTCGATATACCCGTAATGCGTGCCGCTCGCCCATCCGGCCGTGATCGGCGAATAAACGACGCTCGACGCGCCGACTGCGCCCGCGCCGTAACCGGCGAGGCGGAGCATCGTCGCCCACGGAACGATGCCGGTCGCGGAGCCCGCGCCGTGCATTTCCATATCGAACGTTGCGCCGCGCTTGAACGCGGTGAGGAACGTCTTGTCGGCCCCGAAATATGCCTTTTCGATCGCACGGACCTTGCCGTCCGCGTCCATGAACGACGGCTGATAGTTGAGAACGCGGAGCGCGTTCGCGGCGGCGGTCGGAACCGCGTCGGTCCCTTCGGTCGTCTCGATCTTGACGAGGATGACCTTCGATCCCCAATCCTTGCTTGCACCGGCCATCGCTTACGCCTCCTTGTTCGAGGGAGCCGGGGCCGCCTCGATCGCGGCGAGGATCGCCGCCTTGTCCATGCCGTCCGTAAGGGCGACGTTGCGCTTCGCCGCTTCGGCGGTGAGCCGGTCGACGGTCCACTTCGTCGACGGCGTGTTGCGAGCCGCGTCCGCCTCGGCGTCCTTGCGCGCCTTCTCCTCGGCCTCGATCCGATCCGCCGCGTCGGCGATCAGCTCGGGCGAGACGATGTTGTCGGGGTCCTCGACCTTGTTGTCTGCCGCCAGCGCCTCGGCGCGGAGCCGATGGTTCGCCGGATAGTCGCCGTCCATCGCAACGCCCGCCTCATCGGTGCGCGGGGCCTCCGTTTCGACGGAGGCGGCTTCCTCGTGGTTCATTTCCTGTAGCTCCTCGGGGGATCGGGTCGGCGGCGACCATACGAGCCGGGAGGAGGGGGAATAAGGCCGTATGCCGTCGCCTAGATGGTGAGGTCGGCCGTCGTGGCGAGCATGACCTCGCCCCACACATAGCCGCCCCCGGTCGCGCGGATCAGATAGCGCGTGTATTGCAGCGGCCCGAGCGCGCCGTTCGGCCGCCATCCGGCGAGCTGGCGGATCAGCGCCTTGCGGGTGCGATCGGCGCGATCGGTGCCGTCGCGGTCGGCCCGCGCGCTGGACTCGGCGAATAGGATCGAGAGCGTCACGGTAAGGCGTTGCCGGTGCCGGCCCCCGATCGTTTTGTTCGGCTCGGCCGTCTCGCTCGCCACCGACACGAAGGCGGCCGGCGCGTTGAAACCGAAGGAGTCCTCGTTACCGAGCGCCTCGCTTGCGGCGGCGAGGTCCTCGACCGTCACGAAATACTTGAGCCCCTTGATCCGATCGCGGACGCTGTCGAGGTCGATGCTAAAGTCGAGAGGGTCGGTCATTTCGTCTGCAATCCTAGCCGGTGCCGCCGCCATTCGTTCGTGAGCGCGCGACGATCGTCGTCGTCGATCCCGATGAATGGGCGCGGGGGGATGGAGCGGATATGACCGCGCACGCTTTCGCGCGTCGGCCCGTCCGGTAGCGGCACGCCGAACCGCGAATTGATGACGCGGGTGTGCCGCTTCACAAGGCTGTTCGAGTAATTGCCCGTCGTGCCGAACTGATTAGCGGCGGCCTTGATCGGCTTCTTTAAGCCGTCCGAACCGATCTCGACCTCGCCGGGCCGAACCTCCGAACGAATGCTGTCGCGAAGATCGCCCGTGTCAGTCAGCGTTTTGCCGGGCTGCTTCTTTCCGTTTCGGCCTTTGACAAGGCCCTGCGCTCGCTTGGACTTCGGCCAAGGCACGCCTCCCGGCCCCTTCTCCTCGATAAATCGACGCGTAACCGAATCAACGATTACGCCGCCGGCTATCGAGAGGAGCCCTTGCACGTCACCTTCCGTCCGCGCGATCTGCTGCATCGCGCGGCGGGCGTCGCCGAGGTCTGGCGTGTCGATCGTGATCGAGAGGCCAGCCACGGGTTAGCGGCCCCCGCGCCAGCATGGCGAGCCGTAGCCGCCCGAGAACGGCGCGGTAAACGCGTCCAGCGCCCCGCCCCCGGAGAAGGTTGCCGCCGGGCGGTCATTGCTCGATCGCGCGTAACCCTGCCCGTTCTGGACCGGGCCGACCTGTCCCTCGTCGAGCGGGAGCGTCATCTCGCCTTTCGCGACGTCCCGGAGCTGGGATCGGATGCGGTCGGCCGCGTCCTGTACGGGGGCCGTGACCTTGTTCGTCTTGACGTGAAGGTCCTCGCGCGCGAGCGCCGCAACCCATCCGATCAGCACCCGAGGAGGATCTTCGATCGGGACCGCATAGCGCTTGCCGACATACGCCTCGACGACCTCGGTTGCGTCGTTGATCGCCTCCTCGACCTTGAGGCTATCGTAGGTCGGCGTGACGCCGGGCTCGGCGGCGGTCGTGTTCGTGAGGAGGATCGTCTCACGCTCGCCGAAGCGGCGGATATATTCGGCAACGGAGAGGTACGGCACGGGCGGCGCTCCATGATGAGACGTCCCGACATAGCCGAGACGCCCCATCGTGGCGAGGTGGCGCGTCAGGAAGGGACGGGGGTCGTGAAGAACAGGAACGTGACCGCGATCCGCGCCATCGCCGCGAGGCCCCCGCCAGCGCCGCCGACCGAGTAGATGAGCCGCGTCCCCGGCGCGAGGATCACGACGTCCTTGATCCGCTTCTCTTCGCCGTTCGTCGGGATAAAACCGGACGACGTGATCGCGCCGGCCGGGGCCGCCGTCCCCATCGTATAGCGGAACGTGCCGGTCGCGGGCGGTCCCCCCGCAATGCGGTTGCCGATCGTGACGTTCGTCGCCGCGCTGGTCGGGAAGGTCGCTGTCGAGGCGTAGCGGCTATATTCCAGCGGAGCCGAGCCGCCGACAACGTTGTTCGAGAGGACGCGCGAGGTCAGCACGTAATAGACCCCGGACCCGGCGGGATTCGCCAGCTCGACGGACAGGAAGTTGCCCGAGGCGACGGAGACGACGGCGGTCGACACGCTGTAGCCGCGCCCGGCAAGGACCTGCATCTCCTCGTATGGGAGCGCATAGACGGGCCGGACGTCGACCGTCTGGCCGATAACGTTCTGTGTCGTCGGCAAGTCGAGACGGACTTGCGCGGCGGCCGGGCTGGCGATCAGCGCGGCGGCGATCAATGCAGCGGTGCGAAGCATGGAACCTCCTCAAACAGAAAGGGGGCCGAGGCATAGCCCCGACCCCCCGTCAACGTCCTTGCGACCGATCAGGCCGCGTTGAGCGTCTCGATCCGCTTGTCGATCGCGGCGAGGACGGTCGAGCGATTACGGCCCTCCGTCTCGCGCGTCTTGGCGGCGTTGAGGTCGTCGACGCTCGACAGGCTCTCGACATATTCGATCGCCGGGCCGGCGTTGCCGTCGAGCGGATCGGTCGAGGTCCCTTCGCCCTGCGGCGCGTTCTCACGGGCCGCGTCCTCGGCGAGCTTCTCGCGCTTCATGGCGAGCGCCTCGCGGAGACGGTCGTCGCTCTCGCCCGCTCCAAGCTCGGCGAGAACCTCGGCGCGCGTCATCGTCTCGGGGGCCGGGCGATCCGCACCGTCCGGGATCGGGGAGCCCTCGCCGGGCTTGGTCGCCGAGAAACGGCCGGTGCCAGTGAGATAGGCGATCGTGCCGGCGTCGGTGCCTCCGTCCAGCTCGTCGCCGATGCCGTAGCGCTTGCCGTCGACCTCGTCGCCGTCGAATTGCGCGAATAGGGGCTTGCGGTCCATTCTGTCCTCCATGTGAGCGCCGCCCGCGCTGGCGCTATCCTCGGGGCGGCTCGGGTGAGCCGCCCTCCGGTAGCGTCAGAGGATCGACGAGAACAGATAGCCCGCGAACGGGGCGACAACCTTCTCGACGAGGCTCTCGCCCGTGAGAACGCCGACGCCGCCCCAAAGGCCCATCTCGCCGGGGCGATAGGGGTTCTCGCCCGAGACGACGTCGCCGAACTGGAACGTCGTCAGGAACGACGGGGAAGCCGCGTCGATCGCGCCGCCGTCGATCCCCTGCGGCCCCTGATAGTGGATCGCGAAGAAATTGCCCCAAATCGCGCTGGTCGTGAGCGTCTGCCCGCGCTTGCTCGACTGACGGAGCGTGTTGCCGACGACGATCCGTTCGAGGCCGAGGACGCTCGCGACTTCCTCGTTCGTAGCATAGCGCCCCGAATCTGCGGAGCCGCCGAGCGCGACCGAAATCTTCGGGTGCCGGCGGAGGACGTTCATCCCGGCCTGTGACGTCACGCCGATATTGCCCGGCACGAGCATGGAAGCGCGAGCGTCCATGACGAGCGCCGGGATATCGACGTTCGGGTCGCTCCACTTCGTCGCGCCGACCGTCGTCGAGTAGCCGGCCGTGTAGTTGGCGCTGTTCTGCACCATGCCGGCAACGCGGATTTCGCGCGCGAGCTGGTTCTTGTCGATCACGTTCCGCACGGCGCGAGCCTTGAGGTTGAACGGGATCGACGCCGCGCGGGCGGCGGCCTCGTCACGATACGGCACCTTTTCGAGCAAGCCGTAATCGAGCGTCGCGCCCGCGACCTCGGTCGCGCTCTCGACGATCTCATTCAGGCGGCCGAGGCGGTCGACCTGATTGTCATAGACCGTGAACGCTTCCTCGATCTTGTACTGCGGATAGCGGAACAGCGGCGCGTCGACGCGCATACGAGGGGCGACCGGGTCGGCGATGTAACCGCGCACGCGGCTGTTGATCGCCGAATAGTCGAGGGCGATGGCGACAAGCGCCGGAGTGATCGTGAAGGGGGCTTGCGCCATTGCTCTCAATCCTTGTGAGGTTGCGGGATGGGTTAGAGGACGCCCGGCGAGACGACGGCGGAGCCGATATCCCCGGCGACGCCGGAAACCTCGGCGAACCCGACGATCCGCGCGCCGATGGTCGTCGTGGCGATGGCGCGACCATTGGCGTCGGCGGTGAGCGCGTCGCCGCGCGTCACGTTGCCGCCATAGATCACGTCGGCGATATTGCCGTTCATGAACACGGAGGCGCGCTCCCCGACCGCCGTGTCGATATCCGACGAGACGCCGACGATGAACGCCGCGCTATCGACGGCGGGGACGCCGGTCCCATCCGCCGCCCCATACTTGACGAGGGTCCGCGCGGGGATCGCGGTCGTCGCGGAGAGAGACTTCGTGAGGAAGCCGGTCGTCTGTCCCATCGTTTCGGGTCCTTGCTTGCGAGGAAGGTTGAGGGGTTAGCCCGCGATCTCTTCGATCGCGGCCTCGAACGTCAGGCCCGGCCGCTCCTCCATGAGCTTGCGCGCCTGCTGGTCGAGCGCGCGGGCCTGTGCGTGATGGTCGCCGGTCGGCGCATCCTTCGCGCCGAACTCGGTCGGCGGGGACGTGCGCCCCTCGTCGACCGGCACCCGCTTGGGGAGCGCGGTCGCCATGAACGCGAGAAGGTGCGACGCGGCCGAGCTGGTCGTCGTCTTGTCACCCGCGCCGAACGTCAGCTCGTCGGCCTCGGCGTCGAACGCGCCGAACGCGAGCTTGAGGCCCTCGACCTCGCCGGGCAGGACCTTGCCAGCCGCGACGAGCGCGTCGATCGACGCGCCGTTGCTCGCGTCGAACTGGCGCTTGACGCGCGCCGCGAACTCCTGCTCGCGCTTGTTCTGCGCCTCGACGCGCTTCGCGACGTTGTCGGGGTGGTTCGGATCGGTGATATCCACGTCAGGCTCCTTGCTCGAAAAAATGATGTGCGTCGGGGTCGGCTCGGGCGCGTAGATCACGGCGTCGGCCGGGTCGGCCTCCGTGACGAGGCCGCCGTCCGCGTCGAAGGCGAGGGCCTTTTGCAACGATCCCATGCCGGGGATGCCGGGGGCCGCCGCGCCGAGCAATCCGACGTGACGGAGCGACCATTTGCCGGGGCGCGGGTTCGCCTCGTGATGCGGGTCGAAGAACGCGGCCGAGCGGTTCAACCACTTGCCGGACTTGATCCCCTCGATCGCGTCGGTCGAGAGATTGTCGACCTCGACCATGAGGGAGCTTCCCTCGACCTTCGCGCCGGTGATCTTGCCGGCGGCCGGGTCGTCGTTCTTCGGGTGGCCGAAGCACAACGCGCGGGGGTTCGCCTCGAAATCGTCGGTGACGACCTCCGCCAGATGCTCGGGCTTGATCCCCCGGCTTGCCTTCCCGCCGACGCGAAAGGCTTCGATCCATCGCTTTGCCATGGTCGGGAGATACCCCGCGCGCGAGGGGCGAATAAGGCCGTATGCCCGCGCGCTCGGCTGGACCGCCATCTTTTTACGCAACGCGCGTAGAAACCGCTTGCACGGGATCGCGCTCGGGCTCATAGGGTTCTTACGCAACCCGCGAAAGGAACCGCACAATGATCCGCCTTCTCACCGTCACCGCCGCTCTCGTCTCCCTCGCCGTCCCCGCCGTCGCCACCGCGCGCGACTATGACGCCGGCAAGGTCAAGGTCTATGCCGACAACCGCGCAGTTTGCGACAACAACCCGTTCGGACAGGCGGAGCGCCGCCGGACGATCAAGATCGCGCAACAGCAAATCGACCTGATCCGCGCGAGCGGGCGCAAGGCGAAGCTGATCGAGCTGTGGCCGGAAATGGCCGAGCGGTGCTTCACCTCGTCGCGCCGTCCGCACGGGACCGTTGGCAACGGGCAGTCGCAGCCGGGCAACGAGCGCCGCTGATCCATCCTCTCGCCAACAAGGAATCCCGAATGAGCAACGCTGACAATGAGCGGTCGGCCGTCGATCGGATGGTCGAAAATCTCGCCCGCAAGGACCCGGAATGGTGTCTCGGATACCTGATCGGCTTCGTCGAGGATTTGGCGCGCGATATTCCCGAAGTTGAGCGACGCGTCGTCGAGCGGCTTGGGATGCTGGCGAACGATCGCGCCAACGATGCCGCGCACGCCGCACGCATGGAGCGCGGCGCGTGAGTGCCGGCATGACGAGCGATGAGGCGCTGTTCCTCGGCGCGGCCTTCGCGCACATTCGCGCCTATCGCGAGCGCGAGCGGCTCAACCGGATCGCGCGGCACGCCCGCGAGGATATGCGCGCCAACCTCGCGCGCCGGTCGCGGCTCTCGCGCGGGGAATGGGGGTTCGCTCCCGTGATCGCGTGCGACGGCGGGGTCGGGGCTTGAGCGTATATTACAACGAGCATGACCCCTTCGCCGCCGCGTGGTTGCGAGAGCTGATCCGCGACAATCTGATTGCACCCGGCAAGGTCGACGAGCGCTCTATCGAGGACGTGACGCCCAATGAATTACGATCTTTTCGACAATGCCACTTCTTCGCCGGAATCGGCGTGTGGAGCCTCGCCGCCCGTGTCGTCGGCATCCCTGACGACGCGCCCCTATGGTCCGGCTCCTGCCCTTGCCAACCTTTCAGCGCGGCAGGCAAAGGCGGCGGGTTCACTGACGAGCGGCACCTTTGGCCCGCGTTCCACTATCTCATTGAGCAATCGTCGCCTCCGCTCGTCGTTGGCGAGCAAGTTGCTGGAGCTGACGGCGACGCTTGGCTCGACCTTGTATCGGCTGACATGGACGCAACGGGTTATGCCTTCGGGGCTGCTGAAACCGTCGCTGCGGGCTTCGGCGCGCCGCACGAGCGATCCCGAAACTATTGGATGGCGCACCCCGACGAGCGGCTCGCCAAACAGCTTGCGCGGGGCGGGGCAGGACCCAGCGCACCGGCGGGCGGGGGGACACACGGTCAACCTGCAAGACGAGGTGACGCTCGCTTGTTGGCCAGCCCCAACAAGCCGCGACCACAAAGACGGCGAGGCCCCAAGCGTGGTGGCGTCGGGACGGACGGACAAGCTACCGCATTGCGTCCAGTTGGCGGGTTGGCCGACAGCGACCGCGACGGACAGCGAGCGGCGGGGGAGGCTAGACGAAACGACCTCGAACGTGACGCTCAACCTCGCGGCGCAATTGTCGGGCTGGCCGACCGCCTCGGCGTCGGACGATCGACGGGGCGGGACCATAACCGAGGCGATGAGCGGCACGAGCTTGACGCAAATGACCGCGCACGCCTTTCGCGGCTTGACCGGCCCGGCCCGGTTAACGGTTGGTGGCGTGATGCGGACTGGCTGCGATGCCGCGACGAAAGATGGAGGCCAGTTGAGCCCGACACATTCCCTCTGGTTGATGCTGGGACCTTTCGCAACCGCGTGGGCCTCCTGCGGGGAGCGGGTAATGCGATCACGATCGGGCAAGCGGCGGGCTTCCTTGAGGCCGTCGTCGCCTCCGTTGGCCGGTGGTGGTGACGCATGATCCGCTACACGATCACGACGCACGAGGGGCGGGGCGGCGTGACGCTGTCCTGCGCCGGGCAATGGGGCGGCGAACCCTATGCCACCGACACCGAGGCGGTCGCCGCTGCCATGAAGCACGCCGGACCCGCCTCCCATATCATCACGCGCGACCATGTCCGCGCGAAGAGGAACGCACGATGATCGACAACAACCGCCCGACCGCGTCCGACGTGTGGTTCGCCGTCCGGTTCTTCGCTGGCGTCGCCGTGATCGCGACGCTCGCCGTCGTGTTCGGCTATGCCGCCGCTGTCATGACGGGGCACGCGTGGTGAGGACCGTTCCCGACCAAGTCCGCGACGCGATCCGGGAGGCCGGACGCCGCGCGCTCGAACCCGGACGCCTCAAGGTCGCGGCAACGCTGCGCCAGCTCGCGCACGAGCTGGACGACGAGACGGCGCTCCACCTGCGGAGGCTGATCCGATGACGACGACCGCACGCGACCGGGCTGAGCGGTGTTTCGCTCTCGCCCGGTCGACGACGTTCGACGGTGAGCGTGCGAACGCCATCGCGCAAGGAACGCGGATCGCCGAGACGGCCGGGCTCTCGCTCGACGACTTCGATATCCCCGGTCGGGTGCGCCAGCGCCGCCGCCAGCCGGGCGACTTCACCGTTCACGGCTCGCACGTCGTCTATTTCGACGCGGACGCGCTCGCCGAGTTGTTGCGCCGGATGCGCGATTTTCAGGGTGCGCCGACGCCTCCCCGCCCTCCGCGCTACTGCCCGCACGGGTCGGATATGGCGCTTTTCGGCGAGAGCTGCGTCATGTGCGAACGCGAGCGGCGTGCGGCTGGCGCGGCGAGCGGCGGCCGGCAATGTCCGGGCGGCTGCGGCAAGACGATCTTGTTCGGCGATTCCTGCACCGACTGCGCGCGGCGGGGGTTCGCGTGAAGGTCGACCTCTACACGGACGCCGGGGTCGATCAGCGGACGTTCGCCGCGCAATGGGCGACCGTCGCGATCGTCGAGGGCGTGGCGGAGCCGATCGAGGCATTCGGCCGGCTGCGCGCCGACACGAATTGCAGCGCGACCGCCGAGTGTCGAGCTATCGGGAACGCCCTCTATAGCCTCGCCCGCGCCGGCCATCTCCCGAGCGGCGCGATCGTCCGCGTCTATTCGGACAGCCGGCACGCGGTCGACCGGATCGAGGGGAGGCTCAAGGGCCGCCCCGATTCGACGATGGCGTCGGCCGTGTCCGTGATCCGCGCCTTCGTCGAGAAGCTCGGGATCAACCTTCGCGCGTTCTGGATTCCCGGTCACAAGGACGACAGCCATTCGCCCCACGCGCGATGGAACAACCGCTGCGACGCGCTATGCCGACAGGCGCGCGGCCTCCCCCGGCCGTCGCCCGCGCGCAAGGCGCTCCTCGCCGCGCGTCGATTGGAAGGCCGAGCATGACGGGTTCTGTTGCCGAGGAGCGTATCCGGGAAAAGGCCGAGGCGGCGCTCCGTGAGGTGTGGCCGAGCGCCCGGATCGTTCACGAGTTGATGCTACGGCAAGGCGGTTGCCGAATTGACCTAGCGGCTATCACGGCCGAGCGGCTGATCGTCGTCGAGGTCAAGAGTGAGCGCGACGTTCTCGATCGCCTCCGCCGCCAGATGCTGCAAGCCCGACGTGTCGCCGATTGCGCGATCGTCGCGCTCGCCGACAAGCATTGGCGCAAGGCATGGGAGGGCAATCACGTTTCGATCCTTGAGGCGGCCGAGGAGGATAAGGTCCGCCTCGCGCTTGAGCGCCGGGCGCGATCCACGCACGCCGCGACGACCAACGCCCCGGCCCGGCTGGAAATGCTTTGGGCGTCCGAGCTGCGGCGCGTGGCGTCGACCAATGAGCGGGCTTCGCGCGGCTATTCGATCCAGCTTGCGGCCGACAACCTAACCGGCGCGGAGGTGCGCCGCCGCGTCTGCGCGGCGCTTCGGGCTCGACCATTCCCGCGCGCCGATCCGCCGGTTCTGTCCGAGCTATTCCCGGAACCGTCGCGGGGCTCGTGGTGAGCTATCCCCACTTCCCGACCGCGCGACCGCGCAACCCGTTCCGGCTGCTCGGGCCGGCGCAACATATCCTCACCGCCGCGCGCCGGTGCGGCGTCGACACGACGAGCCGCGCCGAGGTGTTCGCGTGGCGCAAGGCCGGGCGGCCGGCGAGCTGGACGAATGGGGAGGTCGAGCGGTGAACGACGACGACGATCTGTTCGCGGCCCTCACGACGCCGCCACCGCCGCGCCCGGTGCGCCGCAAGCCTGTTCCCGAAGTGTCGAAAGGGTGCGCCTCGCTCGCCTGTCCATGCGGGTTCCGCGACGAGGTGAAAGAGCCCTGCCCCGACCGGCTGGACTGCCCGGAGTGTCACGGACTCGAGACGCTGGCGCGCTATGCCCCTCGCTACGCTCCGCCGGTAGGCGCGGGACGCGATCTTACGGAGCGCGAGCGCCGCGCCATCGCCTAGCGCTTGCTCTCCTCGACGCGCTTCGCCTCCTCAAGCGCGAGGCGCGCCTCGACGTTGCCGGGGGCGCGCTGGACGACCTCCTCCATCTTGCGACGGAACCGCGCCCATGCGTAGAGCCGGGCGGCGCGGTCGGGCGCATCGAACGACGCAAGGATCGTGTCGATCGTCGAGACGACGGCCTCGGCGATGCGGCCGAAGCCGATCCGGTCCAGCTCCGCGCCGATCGCCGCCGCAATGTCGGCGCGTCGGTCGCTCTCGAACAGCTCGACGCCGGCCCCGGCGGTCGCGGCCGGGTTGATCGGTCGGAGCCCCGGCATCCGCTCGGCGTTCGTCGGCGCGACCATCGCGGCGAGCTTGTCGACCATCGGGCGGCCGGGCGCGAGGAACACGGGCGGGCCGAGGCGGGCCTTGCGCTGGGCGAGGTCGTCCTCGGACGTCACCCCGGCCTTGCGCCGCGCGAATTGCGATCGGGTGAGCTGGCGGATACCGCACCGGCAACGGAACCCGAGCGGCGTCCAGTATTCGCGCCAGAACGGATGGTCGATCGGGAGGCATATCCCGTCCCATGCCGTATGGTCGGCGTGCGGCGACTTCGGGGGGTGGCGGACGCGCTCGTCGCCGGCCGTGAAGCCGAGGAGATAGGGGAACGTCTCGCGGGTCGACCAATAGCGATCCCACCGCCCGGAGGCGCGGGCGAGGCGGAGGTTCGTGTCGTAGATCAGCTCGACCCGGCGCGCGATCTGGCGCTCGTCGCCGTCGAGCCATCCCTTCGCGCGGAGCGTCGGGATCACGAGCTTGCCGAAGTCCTGCTCGGAGCCCGACCGGGAGACGGTGTCGATGAATGCGTAATAGAGGTCGTCGACGACGTCGGTCCCGGCGGTGCGCGCGGCGGTGAACGCCCTCGAATATTCCTCCTGTCCGATCTCGTCGAACCGGCCGATCGAGCGCGGCTCCCGTTCGAGGAGCCATCGCTCGATATCGGCGGCCCGCATTTGCAGCGGGAGGAGCTTGGCGTTGCCGGCGTCGAACCTCATGACGCCGGCAATACGCTCTCGCGCCGGTCGGCGCTAGGCGGTCGGGATCGGCATCTTGCGCGGGTGCGCCTTCCAATCGAACCCGGTGACGTCCTTGAGCTGCTGGCCGTTTCCGAGGTCGCCCCCGTTGCAGCTCTTGTGCGCGAGGATGCAATTCACGAAGAACAGCTCCTCGACCTTCGGGTCGATCGCCGGGAAAATGTCGGCGTGGAGCGAGGTTCCGGGAGCCAGCTTGCCGTGTCCCATCGCGGTCATGTCGTCGCTCGACAGCGACCAATCCTCGGGCTTGTCGCCGACCTCGACCATCCAGAAGATGCCGAGGGTGGTCCCCGTCATCAGATAGCGGTGATCGTCATCGCACCGGAGATATCCCCAGCTCCCATAGCTGCCATATGCGACGTGCGAGCGGTGATCCGGGCTGTCGAGGCGCTTGCCGTCCCAGCAATCCGGCCCGCCGATGCTTACGCCGATCAGGTTCCCCGGCTTGCAGTCGCGCGCGGCGGCGGGGAGGGTGCGATAGTAGGGCTCGGCGAAGGGCGAACCGTCCGGCTTGACACACGACCATGTTCCGTAGGTCGTCGGCGGGGCGTCGGCCATCATGTTAAAGCCGAAGATGTAGCGGATGCCGCGCGGGATGCCGACGCAATAGCGGGCGCGGGCCTTCGGGTCGTCGCTGCAATCGCGTGAGCCGGCCGGGACGCGCTTGTAATAGCCGGACAGATAGTCCGGCCGCACGACGCCGCCCTTCCCATCCATCATCGCCGGAATCCAATAGGACGACCGGAGGAGCGGGTTAACGCAAGTGCTGTCGCCCGTCGTGCGAAGGCTCTTGTACGTGCTCGACGCGTTCGCGCCGGTGTTGCCGAAGAATTGATGCAGATGGGACTTGCCCGGCTGGCCGGGGAACACGATCGGGTCGTCGCGAAGAACCTGCCCGGCGGCGCACATGAAGCGGAACGCGCCGACGTCCTCTCGGCTCGGCTCGGGCGGCGCGCCGGTCCCCCACGATGGCACGAGGAGCCCGGTCGTGTCGAAGTTGCTCGCATATTCCGGGGGAACGATCGTGAAATCCTTCCCTAGCTCGGGCTCCTCGGCGTCGCCGACGATCGGCCCCTTGAGCCGCGCGAGCGCTTGCTTCCATTGCGCGTTCCACGCCGCCCACGTCTTTGCGACCGGGGTTCCGCCGCCGAGGGCGTCGGCGAGCGGCGCGGCGTGCGTTTTCAGTGTCGGCGCGCTGCTTTGCGCCAAGAGGGGCGCGGCGATCAGCGCAGTCGACGCCAGCGCCAAGACGGATAATCGGGTCATGTGGATTGCTCCGGTGGTGGAGCGCGCTTGATACGCGAACGGCCCGCCGTGCGATAGGCGGGCCGTTGCTTCGGGCATCGGGTGAATCAGGAACCGTGCCGTCCGGTGCCGGATGGGGGATAACGGGGGGTCAACGCCCCATCCGGCCCGCCGGCATTGGCACGATCCGGCTTAGGAGTCTACCGCCGGATCGTCCATCGCGACGAGGACGACAAACCCCGGCGAAGTGTTCGTGTTGCGCTCGATCGCAATCATCTGTTGCGACCCGACGCGGATCGGCGACGGGAGCTTGCGCGGCGGGTTGCCGCGATAAGCGATCTCGACCGTCTCGGCCGAGCGCTTGATCCCGGCGCGGCCGGTGAACTCCTTGAGCGAGATGAGGGCCGTCTCGCCATTGTCCACGGTGACGTTGAGGTCGGTCATTGCTGCGCCATCCTTAGAGCGACCGTGCGTTGCTTCACGCGCGGCGGGTTGTTGTTCGTCTTGAACGTCAGCTCGACGCCGACCGTCACCCCGGCCCCGTCGAACGCCGCGTCGCCGCGCCGCGCCTCGTCGACCGTGACCCAAAAGGTTACGACGTTCTGGCTAATCGACGGGCTTGGATAGGTCGCGCCCTCGAACGTCCCGGAAACGATCTTGAGCCCGATCGCCGCCGCCTCGGTCGATACGGCAACGCCGAGCGACGCAACGCTCTCTCCGAGGAGGAGGATCGGGGCCGGGTTCGCGTCCTCGGCCCCCTGTGAAATTCCGACCTTGACCTCAAGGACGTCTCGCGGGTCGAACGGCTGCTCGATCGTGACGGCGTTCGCTGGAATCGGCATCGGGGCGGCTCCTTACGCGACAGGCACGCGCGGGATGGGCGCGCTAAACGTGTCGGGGTGAAAATTGAGCTGGAAGTAGGCTCGTTGCATGATCGGGCTCGGGTGAGCTGCGTTCGTCTTGCGGACGGTGACGCCAATCCGGCGCATCGTTTTCGCGTCGGGGAAATTGGCGGTCGGGAGCTGGATTTGCGCCTTGAGCCGGAACGGGTAGCGCATCCCCGCCGTCGCGCCGACCGTCATCGAGTGAAAACCGCTGTTCTGGACGTTGCCGTCGACGCTCAACACGAAATCGACGCGCGTCTCACCGCCGCCCGCGCTTTCGAGGTAGCCCTCGCATTCGATCTCGAACCATCCGACCGCCGGCGCAACGAAGTCGCGATAGGTGAGATAGGTCCCGCTGGCGATCGTCGTGTTGAACGCCGCGTCGAACGGGATCAGCGTCGCGACGGTCGTGTCGATCAGCGTCCCGCCAGCGGTGACGGAGGTCGTCCCCGCCGGATTGAGGCGCGCCATGTAATAGGAATAGGGGCGCGCCGGGTCGGTGCGGTGGCCGTTCTCCATATGCTCGCGCATGAGGGCGACGATCATGTTGCACCAACGACCCGCCCCCGCCTCGTTCATCGTGCGATCGTTCGGTCCGCCCTGAATATTCGAGTTGCTCTCGACGATCGCGACCATCGTGTTCCGCACGCCCTTGACGTTCGCGAGGTAATAATTCGCCCAATGGTAGAGGAGCGGCTCGCCGTCATAGTCGAGACCATAGGGCGAGACGGTCCCGCCGGTTGCTTGAACCCAAGCCTCCATAGCGCCTTGCGTGATCGAGCGATTGCCGTGCACCCACGGGGACGGGCTCCCGACCTGCAAGTCGGTCGACATTTCGTCAACGCCCATGTTGTGGAGGTCGAGGATCACGCGCACGTCGTTGGCGTCGATAACGGCCTTGATCGCCTTCGTCTCATTCTCGGAGAAGGCGGTCGCGCCCTTCGCGTTGCCGGTCGTCGGGACGTACTGTGTCCAGAAGAAGTCCCAGTTGCGGTTGAGGTTCACGCCGTTCGCGTTGACCCGGCCGCCGTTGCCCGCCTTGAACGCCGAGGGGTTGGCGTTCGGGATCATGATAACCCGGTAGCTGGCGCGAAGGCGGCGGGCGCGGGGGTCATTGCTGCGCGCGAACCATGCGAAGGTGACGATATTCGCGAGCTGCGCGATCACCTCGCCCGAGTGCTGTCCCGAAATCCACAATGCGACCTTCTTCCCGGTGCCGGTCGCATAGCTCCACATCGGAGTCGTCCCGTCCGACGCCGTTCCGATATTCGCCTTCGTGACGACGCCGTCGTTCGTGCCGCCGGGCGACACGACAAGGTTGTCGATCATCGTGATATAGTCGGCGTATTCGGTCGGCGCGGCGAGGCCGGTGAACGGGATCGCCTCAAACATTGAGGCGTCCAAGCCGAGGGTTCGCATAGCCGAAGCGACAGGATCGGCGAGCCCTGCGCCCATGATCGCCGCGACCAAGGCGCTCTTGTCGGCCGCCGAAAGCGTCGCGATGTCCTTTGCCATTTTCCTATGCTCCGAGAGTTAGGACGTCGCCGCCCAAGGTAAGGGTGTCACCGCCGAGCGTGAGCGCATTTGCCGGCACGCTTGCGCCCCCCGTGAACACGATCGTCGGGTTCGGAGCGAGGTCCGGGTTGCCGAGGACCGTGACGCGCCGCGCGCGGTCGGTGAGCTGCACGAAACGAGGGTTTGCCATGGGGCCGACAAGTATCAGCGCCGAGGCGGCGCGACTAGGCGGACTGCCCCCGCGCCCGCGTGTGAGCCTTCGGGGGGCGGACCTTGTCGCGGCGCTGCGCCGCCGTCATCGCGTCGAGGGCGCGCTCCTCGGCGAGGCGCGGGTCGAACGGGGAGAGCCGCCCGGCGGCGAGGGCGGCCAATATCCCGGCGGTGCCGCCCCGCAACCGGCTCACGGCTGGACGTCCGCCTCGGCCCCCGCCAGCGCGGCGGCGCGGGTCGCCAGCATGGGGAGGGCGGTCACGCGCGCGAGGCGCTCGACCGGCATCCGCTCGACGGCCTCAAGCAACGCGACCCGCGCGCCCTCGATCGTCTTGACGCCCTGTAGCGACTCTTGGAGGACCTCGCCCATCGCCGCAAAGACGGGGTTCGTCTCTTCGCCGAGCGCCTTGACGAGCCGGTCGATCGCCTCCTCCTCGTCGGCCGCGAAGTTGATCGAGGCCGGGTCGGTCGGGGTCGTTTCGATCTTCTCGAAATGCTCCGGGCCGAATTGCAGCTCACCGTCGAACGCCTTGAACGCGTCCGGGTCGAAGCCCTCGGGCGCGTCATAGGACAGCGTGACGTGGAGCGCGAACTCGGGATAGTCGTGCGACGCGCCGCGCTCGACCATGCTCTCGTGCCGATAGGTCATATCGCTGTTCGCGAAGCGTAGGACGATCGCGTTCCCGAACTTGTCGAGCTTGCGCGGGCCGCCGCGCGCGACCGTGACCTCCGGTTGCCAGCTCTCGCCGAGCGCGAACCAATCGACCGGCGTTTTCGAGTAGAGAACCGTCGCGTGAAGATCCTCGGCGGGGACCATCGGGAGCCCGATCTCGGCGCAATAGGCCGCCAGCGCCTTGCGGGTCGCCGGCTGGACGGGGCGATAGACGTAGAGCGGCGCGAGGTCGTTGACCCCGAACTCGGCGCGAGCTTTCTCGACGCGGGCGCGGTTGTCGTTCGCGGGAGCGCCGGGCGCGGCCGGTAGGGCGGCCTTGGCTTGCGCGAGCGCCGCCGCGTTGCGGGCCTTGTCCTCCTCGGACAGCCGGTCGACCTCGTATCCCTCGCCATAGACCTCCCTGATCGACTCCTCGGTCCGCTTGATCCCGATCCCGTTGAGCTTCGTGTCCCGTTCCGCGATCGTGTTGAGGTCCTCGGCGTCGTCGAGGACGCGATAGACGGTCGGCGGCGCGACGTCGGAGCCATGGTTCCACGTCGTCAACCACTTCGCGAGCGGGTGGAGCCCCTCGGAAATCAGGTCGCTATCCGACTTGACGATCTCGCGCTTGACGCCTTCGTCCTTCGACGCCTGTCCGTCGCCGCCGAGGCCGTTCGGCGTCGCCTTCGTCGTCCCGGTCTGCCCGAGGACGACCCGGATCAGCGCGTCGTCGTTGAGCGCGACGAAGTCCTTGTAGCTCGACCCGGCCGACCCGCTGCGCTCGGCCTCGAACAGCTTGATCGTGTCCTCTTTAAGCGTCTCCTCCGGGACAAGGACGGCGCGGTCCTGCCCGATCGCGACAGCGGCGGCGAGGCGCTTGCTCAACGCCTCGTCATTGTCTTTTTCGGTGTCGGGGAAGCCGATCGCGACAGTCGGGAAACCGAACTTTTCGAGGTAGAGCGCCCAAAACTTGAGGGCCTGTCGCTTGAAGAATATCGGCCAATACGCCCAATGGGCGAGCCCGAGGCCGTAGAACGCGAAGTCGTGCGTCGCCCCGGTGCGGATGGTGATAAACTTGTTCTCCGGGAGGCGGTCGTCGACGAGGCCGGGGACGAGCGGCGCGACGAACCGAAGCTCGCCGTCGAGCGTGAAGCCGAAATGACGGCGATCCGGCACGATGATGTTGTCGAGCCATACGATCGAGCGGCCCTCGAACTGGCGGATCGAATAGAGCGCCTCGCCGACCGCGTAGCCGTACCACACGCCGTAATGGAGGAGCCCGGTCACGCGATCGAACCCGAGCCCCTTGAGCATCGCGCGGAACTCGTCGGCCGCCTTCACGGACCGGGGATCGTCGGGGTTGCCGGGCGCGACCTCCCAATCCCGCGAGGTGATCGCCATCCGGCGCTGTTGCAGCGCGGAGAACGCGACGTCGTCGTCGAGGAGCGCGTCATAGAGGCGGAGCCCGCCGCCGTCGCGCTTGAGGATCGCGTCCTCGTTTTCGGCGAGCATCTTGAGCCATGCGTCGGGAATCCACGCCCCGGCCTCGCCCGAGCGCGAAATCATCGCCCCGATAGATGGCGTCGCCTCGTCGCTCTCGGGCGCGCCCAACGTCGGAACCCGGAACTCCCTCGCGATCGGTGCCAGAAAGCCGGCTTCCTCAAGCGGGCGGCGGATCACGGAGGGGAGAGCCATCGGTTAGATTCCTCGGAAACTGGACCCGGCCGAGCCATATCCCCGGCCGGAATTGAGGAGCGGGTTATCGCTGAACCTGTAGCGGCTGTCACGCTCCACGCCGTCGACCTTCTCGACGATAGCGCTCGTGCCGGTCGACTTCGACGCGAACTCCCCTGAGCCGCCGAGTGCAAGCTCGTTGAAAGCGTCGGAGGCGGCGTCGACTTGGTCGTCGTGCGACGCGGCCGGGAAGTCGCAAACCTCGTCGAGGAACGGGTTGATCCACGCGTCGAGGCCGTCCTCCGGATCGCCGCTGTTGACGAGGTACACGTTCCCATTCTCGGCTTGCACCGCCAGCGGCTCGGCGCGGACGACCTTCGATCCGCTCGGACGGACCGGGCTCAAGCGGTGGCCGGCGAGGTGCGTGATGTAGCGATCACGCTGGTCGATACCCGCCTGTCCGGGCTCGACCGGAAAGCGGACGATCGTCCCCGGTGGATCAGTCTCAGCGCGCCCCTTCACGGCGTCTCGAACGCTGCCCGGCGATACCTGCATACGGTCGACGTTCATGATGTAATAATCGGTGCCGTGCCGAGCCATAAGGACGCCGACCGTCCAATCCGGCGAGGTGCCGGGCTTCGGGATCGAGGCCGCGAAGTCCCATCCGCGCACGAACCGCAAGCCCTTGGCCGGCATCTGGTCACGTCGCACGATCTTGCCGGCGAACCACGCGCGCTTAAACAGGCCGCCCTCGCGCGCGGTCGGCCGCTGCTGATATTGCCCTTGCCAGTAGAACGAACCGCCCTTTTTCAGCTCGGCGATTGCGTCCGGTCCGAAGCGCACCGGGTCGAGCAATTCGCCGTCATAGGTGCGCGGGTCGCGCCAGCCGATCGAGGTCACGCACCGACGATCCTCCTCGAACTCCATAGGGATCATCAGATGCACGTAGCCGAGCCGCCGCGCGACGATCATCCCGGACAGGTCGTCGGCGTGGAGCCGCTGCATAACGACGATGATCGCGTCGCGCTTCTGGTCGTTGAGGCGGTTCATCGCGCCCTCAAGGAACTGGCGCGTCGCCCCGGTGCGCTCCGTCTCGCTCTCGGCCGTTTTGGTCGAGTGAGGATCGTCGACAATGAGACGGTTGCCGCGCATGGAGGTGAGCGATCCGAACGCGATCCCCTCGCGCGATCCGGTGTCGGAATTGGCGAAGCTCATTTCGGCCGTCCGGGTCAACACGACCTCCGGCCATATCGACTTGTACCAATCGGACAGCATGAGGTCGCGGCTCTTACGGGTATCGCGCTTGACCGGCGTGTCGTTGAATGCGGTGGCGATGTAGCGCTGAGAGCGCTTGCCCTTCGGCCCCCATTCCCACGCCGGCCATAGGACCGACACGATCATCGACTTCGACGAGCCGGGCGGAACGTTGATGAGAAGGCGGTTGATCCGCCCGTCCGTCACCGCCTCAAGGTGCTCGCAAATGGCGTCGATGTGCCAATTCGGCACGAACACTTGGTCGGGTTCGAGAACGTGCCACGCCTCCTCAACGAAGCCCCGGAGCGTCTCGCATTTCCGGCGGATACGCTCACGATTGGTGAGGAGGTTGGCTGCCTCACGCTCCCGGCGTCGGCGTTCCCTCTCCGCCCGTAGCGCCGCCGCGCTCGGGATCGCCATCGCCCCCGGCGCGGCCGTCAATGATCCCACGGGCAAGCTCAAGCGCCTCTAGCTCCTCGTCGGTAAATTGCGTCAAGTCGACCGTCTCTATGGGGCCGCCGGTCGGGTTCGACAATCCGAGCTGCTTGCGGAACGCCATCACGCCGACGTGATCGCCGATCTTCTCGATCGCGGTAAGCTCGACCTTGAGGTTCGCCGAGGTCGGGGGGAGGAGCCGGGCTTTGTCCCGCACGCGCACGAGGTCGACGAGGACGTCCTCGGCCGTGATCTCAATCCGAGCGGCGGCCTCGATCCGGAGACGGTCGATCTCGGCGATCACGGTCGGCCGTTGCATCAGCTCGTAACCGCGACGGCGAAACGCGACGTCGTTCGCGCACTGGCAACCCGCCATCTTTGCCGCATGTGCCGCGATCCCTCGGGCCGCGCCGACGTAGTGGATCGCGAACGCCCGGTCGATTTCGGTGAGCTTCCCGGAGCCGGCTTTGCGGGTGTGCCGGGGGAGGGGCTTCGGGTTCTTCGCGGCGGCCATCAATCATCGTCCGGTTCGGCGTCGAGCGCCATGTCGACCGCGACGATCGCGGCCTCGATCCACGCGTTAGCATATGTCCCGGCGCGGACGGAGTCGGCGGCCGGTTTCCACGCCGGCCCCCGCGCGGCGATGGCGTCGGCGAGGATCGCGCGGGCGCGGCGTGATGGTTCATGCGTCATGCGTTTTCCGCCTCCAATGCCCGGCGGATGGCGTGCGCGATGTACGCCGAGCGGTTCGTCGTGTGGTTGTCGAGCCTGTCGATCAGGGTGTCGTCGAGCGAGACGAGGATGCGCCGCACGGTCGGGCGCTTAGTCGTCGGCATGGTGCAGCTCGTGATGGCGATCCATGCCCTCGGGCAGGATGGCGAGGTTGCAGATGGGGCAGGGGATGCGGCGGGCGTTCTCGGCGTCGACGCGGGAGAGGCCGGTTTCGACCATCTTCTCCCGCTCGCCGCGAAACACGAAGTTGTCGCGCGGGGACTTCATGGCCGCCCCCTCTCGGTCGGAATGCGGACCCCCGACCCGTCCGACAGGAACTCGACGCCGAGGGCTTGAAGGCCGGCGTCCATGACGATCCCGGCGACCGCGTCCCCCGCCTCGGCCTTGAACGCGGTTTGGAACGGGAGCCCGGCGACCTTGTCGAGCTTCGCTTGCGACAGGCCGAGGAGCGCGCGACCGGCTTTGCGGAGGCGGGGGTTCATCGTCCGCCCCGCTTGATCTCATCGCGCCGGCTCTCGAACTGCTCAAAATGGCGGCGGCGCTCCCGTATGACGTGCCGGGCGAAGATGACCCCGCCGACGATCAGGATCAGGAACGCCGCCGCGCCGAGACAGCCGAGAACGAAAAGGACGGTTTCGAGCCGGGGCGTCATGCGACCTCGCTCCCGTGCTTCCCGGTGCGGTCCTTGTTGACCTCGGAATGATATGTCGGCGGCGAGAAGGCAACGCGACGACTGAGCCCCCGGTCGACGGGCGGCGTGATCCCGCGCAATGCGGCGTCGGGGCGGAAACGGTCGGTCATTGGCGATCCTTTCGGGTCTGCCCGGCGCGAACGCGGTTGTCGAAGGCTTGCGCGGCGGCGAGGGGGACGCCCCCGTTTCCACCGCAAAACCCGCACGAGGTATCGCCAGAGCCCGCGCCGGAACCGTTACAAGCGGGACAGGTGACGGTGTCGTCAATCGGAGGCGTCGTCATTGCGGTCGTTGTCCTTTCTGCATCTGCTCGCGGAGATATTCGAGCGAGGATTGAGCGGCGGCGCGGAACCCCGCCCCCATATTCGGCGCGCCGGGTTCGAGCTGCGGAATGCGGTCCATCGCGTCGAGCGCGGTTCGCGCGCACGTCCCCGGCGGGGCCTTCATGCCGAGGCACGCTTGAGCGATGCGGAACGCCAGCTCCTCGGCGTCCAGCTCGATCACGAGCGTCGTCTTGCGCTTCATGCCGAAACCTCCTCGAACCCGTAGAAGCACGACGAGCGCCTCTTCCCGAGCCGCTGCATCTGCGCCGTCAAGCGGGCGAGCATTGCCCGGCCCTGTTCGATCTCGCCCGCGCGGCGGGGATGGCGCTTGACCACTTCGCCGAGGCGCTCGATCTCGCGCGTTATGATGTCGATCTGCCCTCCGTAGGTCATGGTGCGAAAGCGCGTCATGCCTTCCCCCCGTGCTGGTGCGGTTCGGTGGCGAGGGCGGCGGATAAGAGGGTGGTGCCCTCGGGGGCGATGGCATCCCGCATCTTACGAGCAAGCCTCCCAGCCTCGTACGCCATCGCCGGGGTGGGAAATTGCTCAGCGTATTGAACCAGCCAGTCAATAGCGTCGATTACGCCTGTCTGACGCTGGTGCTTCAACGTATCGACGCGGGCTTCGTGCGCAGTTTCCAGCCACTCCCGCTCGACCGTAGCCGCGTCCAGCCGCTGCGAGGGGGTGGATATTTCGTGGTATCGGGCGAGAAACCGTCGCTTGGCCTCTTCAGGCGACCAGCACTCAACCGTTACGTCAGCCGCCTCGCCGGTGGCAGACCAGTCGATTTCCGGGCGAGACATGATCTGACGGGCTTCTGCCAAGCACATTGCGTTGTCGGCGACCTTGACGCTCGCATGAAGGTCCGCGACTAGTCCGAACCGCTCGCAAACAGCATCCCATATGCCAGCCTCAATCTCGGCATAATTGGACAAGCCGCGCTTCAATGGGCGGGGAATGTCGACGCAATACGCCTCGGTCGCGTCGTGCATCAGCGCCAGCATGGCGTGTTCAGGCGGCACGATAAGGCTGCACCATACGCTATGCTCGGCGACCGAGTAGAAGCGTTTCGTGTGACCGCCGAAGCGGCATAGCATGGACAGGCCGTGCGCAATGTCGTCTAGATGGACTTCATCGGCACGCGGATCGAACGGCCAGAACGGACGCCCACTGGCGACCTGCATCCAATCGCCTTTGCGCGCGCTCATTGGAATGCCTCCGGTTCACCAGCGCGTTCATCGCGGCGGCCTTGTTCGTAAATGCGGCGGTCACGATCGGAGAGGCTTTCTCCTTCTCGAATGTCCGAACCAGCCTCCCAATAGAAGGCGACACGCTTCTTGCCCTCCTTCGCGTCCAGCCCCTGCGGAGAGAGGGCGGCGGCATAGCGTAGGACTTCAAGCGTCCGCTCGTAACCTCCCGGTCGCTGCTCGTAATTGTCGATCAGGTCGCGAGCCATCGCCGCGATGCGCTCCACCTCCCCCTGCGCCTGCGATGCGTCCTGATCGCTAGGTGCGGAGGTGGCGCGACGATGCCCCTCGGGGGCGACCATGCTCGGGTAACGGCGGCTCACGGATGCACCGGCACGAGCGCGTTGACCGCCGCGACGCCGATCACGATGATCGCGATCCACAAGAGGGGGACGGCGAGAAGCGCCATGAGGAGCGCGCGGGGGCTGCGCTTCGGGTCGGCGGTGAAGGGATCGCGGTTGTCGTGCATGAGGCGGGGTCCTGATTCGAGTGAGGCCCCGCCTATGCGCCTTTACGCGGGCGGCGTAAAGATGCCGCATTGTTGACCGGGATTTGACCCGGCCGGTCGTTCTGTCAATTAGGCCCCTGCGCCCTCGTCATCGCCGCGCGTCTCGATCTCGTCGCGCGCGTCGATCTTCCCAACCTTGACCCCGGCGACGAAGGCTATCGCCGCCCATCCTGCCGCCGCCAGAACCCGCAAGGCCGGGCCATAGTCGTGGCCGATCAGATGCGCGAGCCCGGTACAGGCCGCGACCGTTACGATTGGCGTCCACCACTTCACGACTGCGCCTCCACGATGGGTGAACCGCCCTCGTCGAGCTGATCCCATTCGGACGGGTTCGTCATGTCGACCGAGGAAACCGCCGTGACGCGGTCCCCATAATTCGACGTGACGACGAAGGTGCGGCGGTCGTGCTTGTGCTTCACGAGGTCCCCGCGCTTTAGCTTGCGGAATGTCTCGCCCTTCACGACTGCGCCCTCCGCATCCCGAGCGCCTCGGCGACCGCGTCAATCGGCGCGTAGTCCGGCACGTCGATCCAGAAATCCATGAGCCGGCGCAATGCCGCGAACCGCTGCTCCTCGCTGTAGAACCGGGGCGAGGTGACGACGCGGACGCGGCGCTTGCTTGCGTCGCTGTCGAGCGCCACGTCAATGAAATCGACCGTCGTCTCCGCCGGGCCGTGCCATATCACGTCCGCGATTGAGTGCGTGTTGAGACGGTTCTCGTTGTGGAGGTCATCGCGCACGTCGAGGAGCGTCTCTCGGAATAGATCGGCGCGATCCCGCTCCCGGCGCGCGTTCGTCGCGGCGACGTCGCGCTCAATCGTGAGCTGGGCGATATCGCGGTCACGGCGCTCGATACCTTCGCCGAGGGCCTGTCGTTGCGTTTCGAGCGCGGCAATCCGCACATCCTTGCGCTCGATGATCTCGCGCAACGCGTCCCGGTCGGTCGTGACGTCGGCGAGCTTGCGCGTGAGCGTGTCCGCTGCGGCCTCGGCTGCGGTGCGGTCATGCGCGAGGCCCGTCGCTTCGTCTCGCGCTTCGGCGAGCTGCGCCTCAAGGCTGGCGATCAGGTCGCGAAATGCTCGGCGCTCATCGTCGACCACTTCGGAGACGCCGTCCGTCGTGGCGATCCGGCCGACCCCGGTGATCCGCGCCGAAAGCGATCCCTTGTCCACGACCTTCGTGAACGCCCGAGTTGCGCTCCTAACCGCCGATGCGATCCGCTCGTCGGCCGTAACGCCCGCCTTCGTTGCCAGCTTGCCGGACCCGAGGAACGCGGTCGCAACCCCCGGAGCATCGCTATCGCTCGAACGACTCGGGATTTCCGGGCCGCTGGGCGCGATTTCAGGCTCCGGGGTCCGAAGGTAGCTCTCACGGGGCCGAGGTGCGTTCTCGGGCTTCTCCGGGGCAATTTCCGGGAGTCCGGCCCCATCGCGGTCAGTCGTCGTCATGTGCGGCTCATCCTTCATCATTATCGCGCTTGTGGGTTCGGCTGGCGGAGCGTGCGCGAATTGTCGCTCGTTTGGCCGTGACGGTGCGCTCGGAGCATCCGAGTTTGCGGGCAATGCGGGAGGAGGACCAACCGCGCTTGAGGAGGGCTCGGACTTTCGCGAGGTCGACCGGGGCGCGAGCGCCACCGGGGCCGTCGAGCGAGAGGGGAACCGAGAGGCGGCTATCGCCGAAGTGGAGGACGACGAGGATCGCGAGGTCCTCGCCGAGAAGGTCGGTCAAGCGACGGTGCGCGCGACCGGCAAGGCGCGTCGGGATCGAGAGGCGCGAGCCGCCGACGAGTGTGACGAGGCGGTGCGCGTTCTCGCGACCGAGGCGCTCGACGAGGAGGGCGGCCGATTGCGTCATTGCGCGCGGGCCTCGACGGCGAAGGAACCGAGGACGGTCATCGCTGCATCGCGGAGCTTACCGAGGTCGAGTCCGGCTCGAACGAACTCGGACCGTGCGAGGACGATGAGGGTCGGCTCGTCGCCGTCGCGAACCGAGAGCGCGATCTTGTCGGGCGCGAACGTCGGGTCGCCGTTGAGGATCGAGCGGACCGCGCGAACCCGGTCGTCGTCGCTGTCGGAGCTGGCGAGCGGCTGGACGGGCGGAGCGGCGATCGAGGAGCGGAACGGTTGCCCCTTGCCCCTGCGCCGTTCCCGCGCCTCGGCTGACGCGCGTTTCGCGCGGATGCCGGCGTCGAAGAACCGGAGCGTCGAGATGCGCTCGTTGGGGTTGTCGACCCGATAGGCGTCGATCGCTTCCTCGATCTCGGCGATCGTGAAGCCATCGGCGATCCACGCCTTCACGACGTCGACGTTCCGGGTGATCGCGCTCGGTTGCGTGATGGGAACCCCTGCCCGGCGCGCGAGGTCGGCGGTTCCGGCCGCGAGGTCGAAAACGTCGAGTTTCTTCTCATCAACGACAACGGGCTTCGTCTCGCCCGCGTGTTGTTGTTCTTTTGAATCTCCCTGTCCCTGTCCCTGTCCCTGTCCCTCTCCCTTGGACGATTTTTCAGCGTGACATTGGCGTGACATCACGCGTGACATACCCCCCTCGTCACGCGTGACATTATCGCCGGTCACGCGTGACATAGGGGGCTCGTCACGCGTGACATTGTCCAGCGGGAGCTGTTGCTGTTCGGATTTCGGCGCGTTTCGGACCGCGCTCGTCGGGCGGCCGGCGTCGATCCACGCGTCATAGCTCAACGGATCGCGCTGGTCATCCCCGCCCGCGCCCCGGTCGCGCTCATTGTGCTTGCGGACCGCCGCGAGGAACGTCCGGTGACGCTGGGCGAGCTTGCCCTTGAATGCCTCGCGCGCCTTCTCCGCGACGACGGGGTGATAGAGCCGCCCGTCGCTGCATTTGATCCAGCCGCGAAGCGCGCCGGCCTTGATCGCCTGAAACTCGCTCACGCCGCGCCCGTAGCCGGCGAGACGCGCGAGGGAGCGATCGTCGTCGGTGAGGCTGGCGGCCGGGACGCTATGCCAGCTCGCGCACCATAGGAGGAGGTTCGCCACGATCGCGGCGGGGTCCTCGGTCGCGATGAGGTCCGATTGCGCGAGACGGACGACGTCGAGCGGCATGAACTGAAAATCGCGGAGGTCGCAATCGGCGTCCGTGAGCGGCGGTGTCGAGGTCATATCAGGCGATCCGATGGGGCGGGGAGGGCTTTGCGCTTCGGGCGGGGCGGGAGAGCCGGCGCGGGCTTCTCTCGCTTGACGGGCGGGGGGACCTCGGCCTTGTCGCGAAGGCCGGGCAAGAGCGGAGCGTCATCCTTGCTAAAGTCGATCGCTTGCCACCCGCCCCCGCGCGATTTCGGGACGGTTTGCAGCGCGAGGAAGCGGAAAGGGAAAATGTCGGCCGCGACGCGGATTTTGAGCTTCGCGTCGCCTTCCCAATGCCCTTTGACCTCGTGAACCTCGATCGTCCCGTCGTGGAGCATCACGAGGAAGTCGGGGCGATAGCTCGCCCCGTCCGCAAGGCGGAACGTGATCCCCTCGAACTTCCACCACAAGACGACGCCCGATTCCTTGAGCTTGTCGAGGTGCGCCGCATACGCCTTTTCGGTGTCGTTCATTTCCCCGCGCTTGAGCCGGCCCTTTGCCAGCATCGCGGAGCGTCCTGCGGCTCCCCGGTTCATCCGAAGGCTTTCTCGCAAAGGGTGCAATACATGCGGCGTAGGACCGAGTGAAACCGGCCCCAGCTTCCGCAATCCGGGCAACGCGGATCGTCGTCGCTCGCCATCACGCCGGCTCGACAAGCGTGAGGTGGCGCGTCCGCTGCGCGGCGATCTGCTCGGCGACCTTCCCGGCCGGGCCGGCGAGGTTGATCGGAAACCCGTCGCAAACGATCTGCGTCCCGACGATCGCGAGGCTCGGCTCACCGCCCGCCAGCTTCGACGGACGCCCTTCGACGAGGTCGACGACGACCGAAACCTTGTCGGCGTCGAACCATGCCGGGCGGTTGAGCGGGTATCCGGGGAGAAACATCATCGGCATTTCATCGTCTCCTATCAGCGCAACGGCGCGCTATCCTCGCCGGGGGATTGCTCCCCCGGTCCGGTAGCGGGTCGTTATTCCGCCTCGTCGTCCTCGGGTGCGGCCGGCTGCTGGACCGCTTCGGGCGCGGGATCGTCGCCGAGCTTGCGAATGCCGACGCCGGTATCCTCGAACGACTCCGCGATCGACGTCGCTTCGTGGTGCGAGAAGCGCTTTGCGTCACGGGAGTTGACGGTCCACGCGTCGTCGCTCTCGTCGTCCTCGTCGACGAGCCATTCCTTGCGCGTCGAGTTGAACACGCCCCAATCGTCACCGGCGAGGTCGTCGTCGCCCTCGGGTCCGGGCTGCGCTTGGCTCGCCATCGTGGCCGGCTTCTCCTCGGCGGGGGGCGGCGGTGGTGCGGCGGGATCGTCGGCGAACGCCATCCCGAGCTGATCGGGGTCGAGCTGCGGCTCACGGCGCGCGGCCATGAACGCCTTGTCGTCCGCCGCGATCAGGACAACCGCTTTCCCCGCGAGGCCGAACAGGTCGCCGAGGACGTCGTTGTCGACGTTCGCAACCTTGATCTTCGCCTCGACCGTAGTCCCAGCGACCGCGAGCTTATCGGTCATCGTCGCGTGGATCGTGTGAGCGCCGGCCGATGCGACGACGACAACGACCTTATGCAACGCCGACTGACACGCGCCCTCGACCGCACGCGCGGCGGTGCGCTGCTCGTCGTTGCTCATCATATGCCACGGCTTCGGGCGCGACTTGAACAGCTCGATCATGCAATCGCGGAGGTCGCCGAACGCGGTCCCGCTCTCGAACTCCGTCTCGTCGACGGCGGCGATCATGCGGTCGATACGGCGGCCGAACACGCTATCGGCATCCTCACCCGGCGCGGGCGGAGTTTCGCTCACGGCCTCGTCGACCTTGTCCTTCACGACCTCGCCGAGAGCCTTTGCCTCGTCGTCGGGCGACCCGGCCGCGCGAGCTTCGTCCTCGGCGTCGCCGCCCTTCTCATCGGCCTTCGCCTTTGCGGCGGCGTGATCGGCCGCGACGCCGACCGCAAGCGCGGTGATCGGGTCCGGGGCCGAGGTCTGGCTTCCACGTTTTGCCATTCGTCAGTTTCCTTGCAAGAGGCCGCGCGCGGCGGCGATGATCCCGCGCCGAACCGGGCGCGGGGGTTTCGGGGCTGCGGCAGATGGCGGCAGAAACAGGGCCTCGGTCCGGTGCGGCCCGCCGGCCGTCCATACGATCCACACGTAATCCGCCATGCCGTTGCGATAGGCTTCGTCGCCGAGGTCCTCGACCGCCGCGCCGGGCGGCATCGAAGGACGCTTCGTCAGAAAACAGACGTGCGACGGGGGGAACTTGGAATAAAGCTCGCGCTGGCGATCCTGCCCGCAAGTGAACTCGATCGGCACGAGAAACGCAGCGCGGTGATAGTCCGCCTCGCGGAGAACCTTGAGGATGAACTGTAGGGCGATGCCCTTGATATAGCCGTATGGCGGGTTGTTGACGATCGACAGCCGGCGGTCGCTCGGCGCGGGGAAGCGCGTCGCTTGCAGGAAGTTGCCGCGCCGGAACGGATGGCGCGCGTGTCGGTCGATGATATCGGTCCCGAAGGTCAAATGCCCTCGGGCCTTCGCGACGTCGAGAATATTCCCACCCCCGCACGATGGGTCGTAGATCAGATCGTCGCCGAAGTTGATCGCGTCGAACAGCGGCTCGACGGCGCTCGGCGGCTCTCGATACCAATCATAGGGGTCGCGCGGATACTGCCCGCCCTTCCCTTCCATCCGCTTCGTCACGCCGGGACCTTCGCGAAGGCGCGAGCGTCGACGAAATCCTCGGGCCGGATCGCAATCTTCTCGGCGCGGGCGGCGGAGACGACGTTCGCGTGATATTCGTTCGGGATCGCGCCCTTTTCCAGCCAGCGTTGCACGGTCGACGGCGTCAGGCTCAACGCCTTCGCCAGCGCCGACGCGCGCGGATTGCCTTTGCGGTCGAACTTCGCCGCGATCTTGGCCGCCGGGCTCTCCGGGTCAACCTTCGGATTATTGGGTCGCATCTTCGCTCCTCGTGACGTCAGGTTACGCTCTATGCGTCAATTCGCCCTTTCGCGTCTAGCGTAAAAATCGCTTGCGCCGTGCGGCATGACGGCGCATGTGTTTTTACGCATCCGGCGCAAACCCGCGTCGCGATCATGTGAAAGGAACTGCCGGAATGGCCGTGTATGCAATGACCGTCGCGGGGCGCACGAAGCGTGTTCTCGTGAAGGCGGATAGTCAGGCGGCGGCGAAGGACCGCGTCGTTTCCGCCGAGCTGCTCAATGCCGAGAAGATGGCCGAGGCGATGGAGAACGGCGAAACGATCTGGCGCGAGGGCGAGGAGTTTCCGGCCGACGCGGTCAACGGCGTTACCGCCGAAGCGTGACAACCGGGGCCGGGGCGACCCGGCCTCAACCACAAGGAATCAGCCTGTGAAGATTCTCAACATCAAGGCGCAAGGGTTCAAGCGCCTCACCGCGATCGACATAACGCCGGGCTCGCCGGTCGTCGACGTGCGCGGCAACAACGCCGAGGGCAAGTCGTCCCTCCTCGACGCGATCAAGACGGTTCTCGGCGGCAAGGAAGCGACGCCGGTCAAGCCGGTTCGCACCGGCGAGGATTACGCCGTGATCCGCGTCGAGCTGGGCGACGGCGGCCCGGACCTCATCGTCGAGAAGCAAATCGACGAGCAAGGTGAGCGCCTGATCGTGACGACCGCCGAGGGCGCGAAATTCACGAACGGACAGACGACCGTCGACAACCTCCTAGGCCGGATGACGTTCGATCCGCTCGCCTTCTCCCGCCTCAACGCCGCCGATCAGGCGACCGAGCTACGCCGCCTTGTGCCGCTATCCGTCGATCTCGACGCGCTCGCCGCTGCCGACAAGGCCGACACGACCGCGCGTCGTGACGTGAACCGTGACGCGAAGGCGATCAAGGTGCGGCTCGATGTGATCCCGGTCGAGACGGGGCTCCCCGATGAGAAGCCCGATCTTGCGGCGCTCACGGAGACGCTCGCCAGCGCGGCGGAGACGAACACGGCGATCGACCGCGATCGGTCGCGACGCGACACGATGCGGGGGAGCGCCAAGGCCGCCGACGAACGCGCGGCCGGTTGGGTCGCGACCGCCGCTCGGCTGCGCCGTGAGGCCGACGAGGCCGACCGCGCGGCGCAATCCGAGGACGACTATGCGGCTGGGGTTCGTGCCGAGCTGGACGCCCTGCCCCCGCTCGACGAGCCGGTCGACACGACGGCGGCGTCGGCCGCGATTGCGGACGCCCGCGCGCTGCTCGACCGATTCGCACGCAAGGAAGCCCGCGACGAGCTGGCGGCCGAGTTTGAGGCGAAGCGCGCCATCTGGACGCAACACGACGAGGCGATCAAGGCCCGCGCCGCCGAACGCGAGAAGGCGCTCGCCGAAGCCGATATGCCGATCGAGGGGCTCGGGCTGGCGCGCTTGTGTGACGTCGTGCCGGGCAACGAGTCCGAGGACCTGATCGTCACGTTCAACGGCGAGCCGTTCTCGCAATCGTCGAGCGCCGAACAGCTCCGCGTGTCCATGCGCCTCGCGATGGCCGCGAACCCGAAGCTCCGCATCATGCTTATCAAGGACGGATCGCTCCTCGACCCGAAGGGGCTCGAACTTGTGCGCGATCTGGCGGGCGACGGCGATTATCAGGTGTGGATGGAGAGCGTCGGCGAGGGAGACGGGACCGGGATCATCATGGAGGCCGGCGCGGTGCGCGGAGCGCCGACCCCGGAGCCGCTCGCCGGGCCGCGCCGGCGCAAGGCGAAGAGTGAGGGCGACGACGCCCCGGCCGCCGGCTCGGAGGTCAAGCCGGGCGAGCTGGTGAAGGGTGAGGCCCCGGCCGCGACCGCGCCGGCCGCCGACGCTCCCCCGCCGCCCCCGCGCCGCAAGGCGACCGCGATGCGCGAATTTGTCACGAAGCCGGCCGCCGGTGGCGACCTGTTCGGTGGCGACAAGTGAACGGGGTGATCGCGGTCCTTGATTGGATCGCGGCCTCCTACTGGCACGCGGCGATCGTGTGCTTCCTCGTGATCGCGTTCCGCCCGGTGCGCGTCACCATCAACCGCAAGGACAACGACGAATGACCGACAAGAACAACGGTGGGATGCCGACCGACGAGCAATTCCGCGACGACTTCGGCCTCTCGGGCGAGCGCAAGGCCGTGACCCGGACCGACCCGCCGGGGATCGACCGCTCGCGATGGGGCCTCTTTCACGACGTCGATATCGAGGCATATCATCGCGGCGCGTTCGCCTCGCTCGGCAAGGACGATATCACGCTGTCGCAGGGGCAGATGGGCGTGATCCTCAACGAGACGATGCTCGACTTCGCCTATCAGAACGTCCAGCTCAACCCGGACGGGGCCGAGGAGCGTATCCTCGAAACCGTCGCGGCGCGGCGCGGCGACGTGGTGCATCAATTGGCGCTCGGGAAGGGGCGCGGCTTCGCGGTCGGCGACTTCAAGGATTGGCGCACGAAGGACGCGCAGTCGTTCAAGGCGAACGCGGTCGCGGACGGCAAGGTCCCGATCAAGCGGACCGAGTTTGAGGAGGCCGAGGTTATGGCCGAGGTGATCGTCGAGCGGATCAAGGAAGCGCTCGACGGGGCCGCATACGAAACCGAAGTCGCGTTTCTCTATCAGGAAATGACGAAGGCGGGGCCGATATGGGTCCGGGGGCTGCTCGACGTGTGGTGCGAGGAGCTGGGCGTCATTCTCGACCCGAAGGTTACGGGGATGCTCTATAACGACAAGGTCGAGCGCCACCTCGTCGCGATGGGATGGGACCGACAGGCGGCGCTCTATCCGCACGCGGTCGGCCATATCCTCGGCCGTGAGGGCCGGATCAAATTTGCCGATCTCATGGTCAAGCCCGAGGCCCCGTTCACGTCGCGCGTTGTGCGGCTCGAACGCGCATGGGAGGCGTCGGCGATCAAGCAATGTGTGATCGCGATGGAGCGCTTCGGGGCGTGCCTCTATTCCGGCAAATGGCCGGGGTTCGAGGAGACGGCGTTCGTCCAGCTCCCCGGCTGGGAGGACAAGCGCCGCGAGGAAATGGAAATTCGGGAGGGTTGATCCAATGGCACGCAACGACGCTCCGCAACCCCGTAGCTTCCGGGTCAATCCTGACGAGGACGACGTCCCCTCCCTCCTCATCGGCCTCATGGGGCCGCCGGGAGGGGGCAAGACGAAGTCGGCGCTCCGCATCGCGGACGGCATCTCCCGCGTGCGCGGCGGGAAACCGGCCGTGATCGACACGGAGGCGGGCCGATCGCTCAAGCATCGGCGCGGCCCCCGCAACCCGGAGGGCCACGACTTCGACTATATCCCGTTTTCGCCGCCTTTCGTCCCGGAGCATTTCCGGGACGCGATCAAGGAAGCCGAGAAGCTCAACCCCTCGTGCATCATCGTCGACAGCGCATCCGACGAGCATGAAGGCGAGGGCGGCTATCTCGAATGGCACGACCGCGAGGTCCCCGGCGCGGGCGGCAATAAATGGGCCGCTTGGGCGAAGCCGTCCGCCAGCCGGCGCAAGCTCATCGCGGCTATGCAACACATCAAAATTCCCGTGATCCTGACGTTCCGCGCCCGCGAGAAGACGAAGCAACAGGGGCAAAAGATTGTCACGATTGGCTACGTCCCCGTTGCCCCGATGGAAATCGTCCACACGCTCGACCTGACTTGCCTCCTCCCGCCGCGCTCAAACGGGGTCGCCGTCTGGCAAAGCAACGAGGAGGCCGAGCGGACGACGCTCAAATTCGCCGGGTTCCTTGCGCATATGATCCGCAACGGTGCGCCGCTCGACGAGCGCTTCGGCGAGGAGCTGGCGCGCTGGCAATCCGGCGAGGCGCGTTCGATGGCTGGCGACAACGGCGAGCCCCGCAAGCGGACGCCCGAGGAGTTGGTCGACGCGTATGTCGAGACGATCAACACGATCGAGGAGCTTGACGCGTTCCGGGAATATCAGTCGAGCGAGAAGGTCGCGAACTGGATCGCCGGGGTCAAGACGAAGCGGCCCGACCTCTTCGATCGGATCGTCACGGCGAACAGCCGGCGGTTGCACGCCCTCACCCCGCGCGAGCCCGAGGAAGGAGTCGAGGTCCGCGATCCTGCCCCGGTCGACAACGAGGATGATGACGACGACAGCGCGTTCGGGGGCGGCAAGTGAGCGTCATCCGCCGCGCCGTCGCGCTCGCCCTGCTCGTCGCTATGACGATCTTCGCCGGCTATTCCGCCCTCGCGATGCGGACGGACGGCCTCGGGCTTCTCATCGCGCTCGGGTTTCTATGGGCGGGAACCGAAGCGATCCATGCGCTCGCCGCAATGAACCGGGGCCTCCTCTAATGCCGATCCGCCCGGAGAACCGGGGCCGCTACCCGAAGGATTGGAAGGCGATCAGCTTGCGAATCCGGTTCGAGCGGGCGGGCGGTCAATGCGAGTGCGTCGGGGAGTGCGGCCTCACGCATGAGGGAGGGCGGTGCGAGGCCCGGCACGGCCATCCGCACCCCCGGACCGGCGCGAAGCGGGTCACGTTGACGACCGCGCATCGCCACGGCTCACGGCTTGAGGATGCGAGCGACGAGGAGTTGTTCGCGGCCTGTGAGCAATGCCACAACCGCTATGATGCTCCGATGCGGGCGGCGGGGATCAAGGAACGCCGGGAGGCCGAGCGACGAAGGATCGCCGACAAGGCGGGACAGCTTCGGTTCGAGGTCGAGTGCTTCGGGAAGCCGGCCGGGGAGTGATCCCCGGCCATTTTCATGTCAGGCGTCCGCATCGCCGAGGCTGTCGATCACGCGGTCGGCGTGCGCGTTGACAGCGCGTTCCAGCTCCTCGCGCGACCGCTCGAACTCGGCGATCTTCTCCGGTGCCGCGCCGGCCGTCTCGTTGAGGTCCTCGATCAGCTTGAGCGCCGCCTTGCCAGCGGCGAGGACGGCGAGCCCGCCGGTCCCGGCCGCGATCAGCGGCGCGAGGTTCTTCGCGACGTCGATCGCGCTCCCGATGATCTTCGATTTATCCGTCATGTCAGCTCCTATCGCGTGAGGGCCGCGCGCACGCCGTCAAACGCCGCGCGGGCGTCGCGGAGAGCGGCGGTATAGGTGACGGCGTTCCCGGCGCGCTGGGCGGCCGAGGCGGCGTTGAGGGCGGCCTTCGTGACGATCAGGCCGCGTTGCACCGCGAGGGCGGCCGGCGAGTTGCGCGGGAGCATCCCGGCCGCCTGTCCGCCCTCGATCAGCGTGAGCGTGTTGTCGAAGGTGAGGAACGCCCCCCGAATAAAGCGCTCGTCGATCGTCGTTTTCGACAGCGTGGCCGGCGGTGCCTGTCCGATCGCGTCGGCGATGCTCGCCGCCGTCTGCGCCGCCGCATAGATCGCTTCGCCCTTGCTCGGCGCGCCGAGGTCGGCGTCCATGGCAGGGGCGGTTCCGGGGTCGAGGCGGGGGCCGCTGGCGCACGCGGCGAGCGACAGCGCGCACGCGGCGAGGATTGCAAGTCTCATAGGGAGGTCCTTCGGGCGGGATGCCCGCGCCCTCATACTCTTACGCAAGCCGCGTAGCTATAGGCTTGTCGAGGGGCGTATTTCGTCGCATACGGAAAGCGCACCGAACGAAGGACGCAACGACGATGCCCCGCAAGCCCCGAACCCCTCTCCCGGTCATCTGTGAGGACTGCGGCGCATCCTTCCTCACAACCCGTTCCGACGCCCGGTTTTGCGCGACGGCGCATCAACGGCGCTATCGCAACCGCATGGCGGCGCGGGGCGCGGTGCTTGCCCCCTATGTGATGGCGTGGATCGCGGGGCGCGGCGGCGGTCATGCGGGAACGCACCCGGTCGCCGGCCCTGCTATGCGCGAGATTACGTCCATCGCGCGAGGCTTCATAGACGAGGACGCCGAGGCGGGCCGTCCGCCGGTTCGCGACTATGTCGCGGCGATGCTGGCGAACGGTGACCGCTACATCGACAGGAAGCGGGGTTAGAGGAACGGGTTGCCGGTGCGGTTGATCGCCTCGACGGAGGGCGGCGGGCTCGGCTCCTTGACGACCGCGACCTCATCCTTGACGTGCCGGGCGAGATAGACCTCCCGCCACTTCCGCGTCAGGGAGCGCCACACGTAGAGCCCGAGGGTGCCGAGGAGGCCGAGCGCGCCGAGGAGCTGGACGAACTGCTCGGACTGCACCCAAACGATCCAACCGGCGAGGTCGCGGCGGCTGGCGAGGCCGACGATCGTCGTTGTCGAGGTGGCGACAATCCCGATCGCGAGCGTGATGTTGATGGCGAGCGTCCGGATCACGCTCGGGTTGATCGTGATCGTCGGCAATTCGGGCGGCGGGGTGGCGGGGTCGGTCACGATCGGTTCCTTCACGAGCTGTAGAGCGCGGCCTCGGCGGCGCGGCGGCGGACAAGGCCCTTCATAACAACCCCGTCGTTCTTGTTCCACTTCGGGAACTCGGCGGCGGCTCCGGTGAAGTTGCCGCTCATGTGGCGCTTGAGGAGCGTGGAATCGCCGAGCCCTTCCGCGATGCCGTTCCCGTTCATGTCGAGGCCGACGTTATAGGCGAACGACACGAGCGCGTCGAACTGCGCCTGTGAGGTCGGCTTGCCACATAGGAGGATGTTGACGCCGATCTCGACGTCGCGGAGGTCGCGGGCGAACAGCCGGTCGGCCTTCTCGCGCGTCCACACCGCGCCGAGCGGGATGGGGCCGCCGCCCTCGTCTCGGGTCGTCCCCCATCCGTTCGTGACCGGCTTCCCGTTCTTGCTGCCCGGATCGGGATAGGACGTCAGGCGGAGACTCTCGAACGAATGGATCAGCGCGACGCCGGCCGGGCTGGTCTGCATCCCCTCGCGGCTGGCGGCGGCGGTGATAACGCCGAGCGCCCGGTTGATGCTGTCGACCTCCGGTTGCAGAAGGCCCTTGCCCTTGATCTTGCGGACCGCGTCGAACAGCGCCGTTACGTCGATCGTCATGATTGAACCTCCGTGTGATTTTCGAGCGCGTCGAGGGCGTCGGCCGCGCGATCCGCCGCCTCGACCAATCCGACCCCCGGCGCATGGGTGGCGAGAACGATCGCGGACTTCGCGGCCTGTCCGAGCTGCCGACGAAGGCCGATGATCTCGTCGGCCATGACGCGGACCTCTTCGCGGAGCTGGCGAACCTCGCCGTGACAGGCGGCCTCGCGCTCGTCGGCCGCTATCATGGCCGCCGCGTGCCGCTCATCCGCCGCGCGCAACATCGCCTCATAGCGCTCGGCGGCTTGCGTGGCACGCTGCGCGTGCTGCTCGCCCGACTTGATTATCTGCTCGCGCAACGCCGCCAGCTCGGCCGCGTAGTGATCTCGGATTTTGGCGTCTCCGTCCTGCTCGAGCTTGGCGTCGTCCGACTTTCCTTTTCGCCACACGGTATAGAACCGGAGCGCAATCGCTGTCGTGCTAGTCGACGTAAGCGCGAGGATGACGCGCAACCAATTTGTTTCAAGCCAGCTCACGCCCAATCCCCAACCGATAGCGACCACTTCGTGTTGAGCGGATCGAGCCGCTCGAACGGTTCGAGCTTGCGGAACAAGCCCCAATGAATGCGCTCGTTGAGGCCGGGCGACCGCTCCGGGTCCTCAACGACAAGAACGGATCGCGTCGTTCGGCGGTTCTTCACGAGGAGCCAAAGCGGATCGACTTCCTCGGGCTGTAGATCGCCAAAGGTCCATTGATACCCGCCAGCCGCGACCCCGTCGTCAATCCCGAACCCGCCGCCGAACAGCCGCTCGGCCGTCCCGGTGTCCTCGATAAAGCGACCCGCCCCCCATTCATGCCCCCACGCTGCCGACCATGAAAGGCCCAAGGCGAGAACGCCGGCAACGACCGCGATCGCGCTCGGGCCGCCGTTCGTCTGTACCAACCAATAGCGGGAGGTGAGCGGGGCGTCGGCGCGATAGAAACCGTGATACGGCGTCCCAATACCGGGCGACTGCATGACTTGCGTCGGGACTAGCGTCTCGATAATCGCGTTCCCGGTGGAGTTGGTCGTTCCGACCGCCCATTGCTGCCCGGCCCCGCCGTTGTGATAGCCGAGATAGGCGGTGTCGATCGTGACCGGAACGCCATAATCGAGCGCAATATTGCCCCATGTGGCGGTTGAGGCCGCCTCCTTTGGATTGGGCGTGAGGAGGCGCGCCAGCTCGCGCCGCCCGACGATATCAACGGGCTTCTCGGGCTTCATGATGAGGAGCGATTTCATCGTTACAGCCTCTTGAGAACCGTGAGGGTCGACGTGCCGCCCTTGTCGGCTTCGCGCACGCCGAGGACGAACACGTCGGCCCCGTTCTCATAGCCGAGCCGATCGCCGAAAACTCGGACGACCGAACCGACTAGGTTCGCCAGCAACCCGGCGACGAGAATCGTGTCGCGCGCAAGCGGCCCGGCCATGAACTGCGCCTGATAGGTCGCCATCGCTTGCGCGTCCGCCTTCGCGACGAGGGGGGACATAACGGTCGTCGTGAGCGCCCGGTCCCCCCAACGGTCGGACGCCCCGGCTATGTTCGTCGTCACATAGCGCGCCGGCCCCTTGAGGTAGGCGCCATAGCCGGGCTCAACCGTCGCCATCTGTTACGCGTCCTTGCTCTCGCCGTCGTCCTCGACCGGCTTCTCGATAACGTGGCGCTCCTGCGGAGCCGGGTCGTCCTTGGGATCGGGATAGGTCACGCCCGGCGGCGCTTCCTCACTCAAGTCGCGCCGCAACGCGAGGATGATTTTGTCCCCGCGCCCGTCCTGCGACAGGCCGTGCCACATATTCGGGAAGGTCGCGAAGCCGATCAGGCCCGCCGCCAGCTCAAGCGCCTCGTCGTCGAACTCGGCGCGGTTCGCATAGATGAACTCACCGAGCCCCGCGATCTGGTCGACCGGGCTCGGCGTGTCGCGGAGCGCGCGATAGCGGTCGCGGAGGAACGCCGGGACGTTGGCGATCGGATAGTCGGCAATGGCTCCGCGAGCCTGTTGAGCGTCGGCGAAACTGCGCATCTTCATTCTCCTCGGTTAGATTGCCTTCCATGCAACGTCGACGACGTAAGGTCCACCATTCGCACCGATAAGTTGGGTAAAGGCGGTGCCGTTATTCATGGCTCGGATGCGCCACCGGATTGTACGAGTCCCATACGTGTTCGGGATCATAAACAGATAGTTGGTGAGGACGCCAAGCGGCAAACGAATGGTCGCCAAGATATTGTCGGCGGTGTCCAGCAGAACAAACGCGACGAATACGCTTGCGCCATTGTTCCCGTTGACGCTGTGGTTCCCGTTCACAGTGACGTAAATTGTCCCACCCGATTTAATCGGCTGATCGTAACCGAGGCGGGGCAGGCCACCCGTATTCGTTTCGTCGGAGTTAGAGGGAAGGTTCCCGCGAGGAGCGTAGCTCGATCCGGGATTTATCTGCCGGTAATCATAATTAAACGAGTCGTTCGTGTTTGATCGAAGCTCGTCAATGTTGAGGTCGAAATAACCCGCCTGATTTTTGCTCGCGAGCTGGCCTTGACCCTGAAAACCCGCCGCATATCCGACCGACGTGACGACGACTTGATCGGTCACTGTCGTTCCGTCCGCCGTGACGACCGTCCGCGACGCGCCGAACTGGACGAACGCCAGTGTCGCAAGCGCGCCCTGCCCCTGAAACCCGAGAGCGTTCCTGCTCTCGGTCACGTTCGCGCCAGCTTCGCCGGGCTTGAGTCCCTCAATCGTGTTGCCGGCTGCGAAGGCGACCGCGCCCGCGTTAAGGTATCGCGCATCCGGCCCCCACGGGGCGAGGCGTGTCGCAAGGTTGCCGGAAAGATAGCCGTCGCCGATAGCGCTCATCGTAGCGAGCAAGCCTTGATTGGCGATGCCGAGCGCATTGCCGAGAGCGGTGAGAACGGTCGCATCGCTTGTCGACGATCCGTTCGAGGTGAGGAGTTGCGTCGACTGCCCGTCATTCGCGCCGATCTTCACATAGGAGAGCGTCGCGAGAAGCCCCTGCCCGAGGATGCCGAGGGCGTTCCCGAGCGCCGTGAGGACCGAGGCGTCGCTCGTCGCGTAAAGATTTTGCGTGTAGAGCGCCGCCATGCCGGGGGCGGGATCGCCGAGCTTCACATAGGACAGTCCCGACAGCGCGCCGAAGCCGGTGAGATAGCCGCCGGTCCGGTCGAGCGTCGACAGCGTCGCAAGCGAGCCCTGCCCCGCGATAGCGTTCGCCGTGCGCTGTTCGGTGACGTTCGCGCCGGCCTCGGCGGGCTTGAGAACTTCGATCGGCGTCCCGTCCGCATATTGCAGGTCGGTCGACGTAAACAGGATCGCCGAGATTTCGCCGTCCGTGTGGATACGGTGGTTTTTCTGGAACCCGAGCTTGCGCCCCTTGATTGCCGGGAGGACCTCCTCGCGGCTGATCGTCTCGGCGCGTAGCTCCGTGACCGGGCCGTCCCACGTCACCCGCCGGAACCGGAACACGCCCGCGCCGTCGAGAACCCACGCGATGAACACGGGGAGGAGGAGGCGATCGAGGAGGTTGCCGAACGTCTCGGTCGCGCTGTCGCAATGAATGCCGGAATCGTATGGAGCCCATGAATAAGCGGCCGACCGATCCTCGACGGCAATCGACGGCGTCGAGCTGGTGACGATGAGCTGCGCGAGCGCGGCGGGGGAGCGGTCCGGCGGGAGGTAAGGCCCCGTTATGTCGGCCGTGAGCGGCCCGGCCGGTTCCGTCCACCATTTGACGCACGCGATCGAAGGCGCGACCGCCGCGCCGCCGCTCGGGACGGCGGCGCTCCGCAAGGCGTTGAGCGTGTCGAGCGGGGTCGCTTTCGCATCGACGACGGTGATCGGGCCGCCGACGCCCTTGTCCTTCACCATGTCGAACGAAGAGAGCGGAAACGCCGGGTCGCCGAACTCATAGATGTTGTACGCCTTGTCGAGGAGCCGGCCCTCGACGTTGAACACGCGCCCCCACGTCCGCCGCTTGACCCGGCCGGTCGCCTCCTCGACCCCCTCAAGGTTGCCGGTGCCGGCGAAGCTATTCGGACAGGCGGGCTTATCGAGGTCGAGGGAGAGGTCGGCGACGGTGAACGTGATAGCGCCGCCGTCCGCCTTGATACTGGCGACCGTCCCGATCAGGCGTTGACGATAAACCGGGACGATATCCTCATCATCGCCGGTCGTGACGATAATCCGCGCGCCGTCCCAAATGACATTTGCGAGCGCGGAGTTGAGCGTCCCGTCGTCCGAGAAGAACCGAAAGCCCCCCGTCTGCGGGATCGCGCCGCCGGTGAGGCCCTCCTTATCGTATCCGATCAGCGCGGAGAACCGGGGGACGTTGGCGATCCCGGCGCGCCAATCGGAGAACCCGAGCTGGTCATAGTGCCGTGAGCCGCCGCCCGCGAGGCGAACGTCGATCAGCGACCCCGAGGACGCGAGACGGGGTTGCGCTTGGATCAGGACGACGGTTGCCAACGCGGGGACTCCTAGACGAGCGAGACTTGCCTCCCCGTTATGCTCCGATCAAACGAGGTGCTCCCGCTATTACGCGATTGATCGAGGGCGCGCGAGAGGTCGAGCGTCGCCGCGAGCTGGCGCGCCGCGAGGTCGTTTGCCTCATTCGCCAGCGCGTTGCCCTGTTGCACCGCCGCCGTGGTCGCGTTCGCCGCCGCCGTGATCCCGGCCGCCTGATTGACGCGGTCCGTCTCCATCGCGATCACGCGCTCGACCGCCGTCTGCGCTCCGGTGCGGTCCGAGGTGTACTCGGTCCCGGCGGTGCCGAACGCGTTGCGGCTGTTCGTGACGAGCTGCTGATAGAGCGTCGCGAGCTGGTCGGCCGCGCCTTCCTTACCCGCCTCGGCGTCCGGGCGAATTTTCTCGATCTGCGCGAGGAGTGAGTTGCGCTTGTCGACCGCCGACCCCTCGGACAGGTCGCCGAACTTGAGCTGATCGAGGAACGATGAGAGCGATCCGATCCGGCTCTTGAGCGTGTCGTCGACGAGCTTCGACCGCTGCTCGGCGTTGAGCTTCTCGGTCGCGACGATATCGAGCCCGTAGGTGCGCGCCAGCCGCAAGCGCTCTTGCGCCGCCGCCTTCTCCGCCGCGAACGTCGCGTCGAGAGCGCTTTGAGCCCCGCCTAGCGCCGTCTCAAGCGCCCGGACGTTGATAGCCTCCTGCAACCCCTTGTTGATATCGGACGACGACGCCAGCGCCTTTTGCACCGCCGAGGAGAGCCCCTTGACGGCCCCGTCCTTGACGGCATCCTGAATAGCGAACGCGATCGCCGCCGCCTGATCGTCGCCGAAGTCATAGAGCGTCGACTTGCTCTTGTTCTTCTTGCCGAACGACAGCTCGCCGGTCTGCCCGCTGGTCGAGACGCGATAGTCGCCGTCATAGGTCCCGATCGAGACGTTATAGCGGCCAAGCTCGCCGCCGAGCTGTTGAGCAACCGAGGCGACGCCGTTCTGTACCGCTTCGGCGAGGCTCGACGCGGCCTTGCTCGTGGCGCGGCTCGTGCCGGTCGCGGTGGCCGTCGTGTTCTGCCCGGTGATCGTCGCCGTCCCCGAGTCCTTCTTCGATCCGAACAGGCCGCCGAGGAGCCCGCCGGCAATCGACCCGATGATCGAGCCGCCGGGGATGGGGAGGAAGTTGCCGACCGCGCCGCCGATCTGCGCGCCGGTGCTGTTGAGCTTGACTCCGAGCGCCTTCGACACGCCGGCAACGACCGAGCCCGTCGCCGCACCCGCGAGCCCCTTGCCCGCATA